GTCCAGTCAACCCGTTCAACTCCCACCACCGCTCCCCAGAGCCTCCCGTACATGAGCAGCGACGGCTCCTGGTCTCCGGATCGGTAGCGGTGCACGGACGTGCGGTTGATGCCGAGCCGCTCAGCTACCTCAGCCTGAGTTTCAGCTGGGGTGGGTTCAGCTGTATGTGGGTCTGGATCACCCTTGTGTTGGTCAAAATACCGCCACAGGCGCACCAATCGCGCGTCCATATGTATAATCGTGGTCATCTGTATATCACGTCTTCCTTATTCCTAGTGGTCTTCGTGTCGTTGTCAGTGGTCTGGCATGTGCCAGTCACGGTATCACCTCCATGTACTGCGCGAGAATCGCTCCGTCCGGTATGCCGGACTTTACGAACATCTCACCAACTGCTCTTCTGCTCGCGGATGCATAGGCTGATTCGTCAGGGATGGCGTCCAGTCTGGTCTTGATTCCACCAGACAGGCGCAGCGCCCTGACAATGGATCCAGCCCACAGCTCCCAGTCCACACGGTGGATGCCCCACACTCTCCCCCACATTCTTCCATAGTCGATGAGCGTCGGCGTCCTCTCACCAGTGTGGTAGCGATGAATGGTCATCTTGCTGATGCTCAGATCAGTCGCCAGCGTGGACTGGCTTCTAGCCTGAGTGAGTCTCATGTCCTCATTGATCGGATCAGCTGTGGCCTTGTTCTCACCCATCTTCTGCCATAGTCGCATCATCCTTGTATCCATGATATTCCTTTCATATAGGGGGGCTTCCGTCCTTGGGCACTAGGATTTATGCACCCATGACGTACATAGTATATCAATCTACTCAGCCCCATGTACGACTATACTATACTCTCATGTAAATACAAAACCTAAAAAATATAGTTTATTACCGCGACTTTTTTATTGATCCACCAGTGATTTTGGGGATGAAATGGGATGAGAAGTTACGAAAAACAGTACCCGGTTACGGGGGAGGATACGGTTAGGTCGGTTACTTACGACTGTATCTATTGAGCTAGAATCGCTTAAAGTGATAGCGTAAAATACACCTAGAAAGCTGTGTATGGATCTTGTATTGTGAATTATGGATCTTGTACTGTGAATTATGGATCTACAAAACTCATTATATAATACCAAAATTTCTATATCCTACTAGAAATAAACACTAAAACCTTGATATTTCAACGTTTTTTATGTAGTAGTCGTATAAAGTACCGTCGATTTCATATAGAGATTGTAACGTAACCGGGGGGGTTACGGGGGTTACGGTTCTATTTGACTCACAGTAGGGTTTATGGAGCTACTCTGTTTATAGTGTTACTATTTCATATTATCGATACAGTTCGTGATTCAATTTGTAGAGGGTGTAGGGGGTAGAATTGCTCTCATGAACAACAGAGAATCTGATCAGAGGCCCCTCACTCAGCGCCAGCTCGACTACCTTGAGAGCCGACTCGATGCTGCCATGCCGCTCACTCACACTGACCCGCTGCCAACAGAGCTCCTGGAGGAGCCTGAGACGTCCTTTGATGATCTGGGGTACTAACTATGTCCGTCTGCGCTGTTCGGACGTCTGAGGGACGATTACACGAGTCCTGGGGGCATGTACGGAGCTGGTGACCTCGGCCAGACCTTCTACTTCATGTCTGATGCCAAGAGACGCGAAACGCCGGAGAACACGCCGATTTGTATTTTTACTAAGAACGTAGTATAGTGTTTCTTGGTAGTCAGCTAGGACACTAGGACACATGGCTACTCATGTAGATTGAAAATTCAATAGAGGAGTAGATTATGACAAAGAAGCAAGAGCGCATTGAATCACAGAACCGCGCAAGCCTCATTCTCATGCTTCGGGGCCAGCTGAATCGGCAGGTTCCTGAGCTGAAGGTTGACAAGAGGTATCTTGACCAACTCAAGGGGTTCTCGGTTGATGACCTGGAGAATGACGTCAAGGTGAGTCTCTCATCGCTTTCATATGACTCGATGGTTGCGCTTCTCGGCGACATTCCAAGAATCATGAATACCGAATGGATACCAATTGACTATGCAGCGCTTGGCCTGTGACGAAGAATGAACATGGAGCCCAGGGGGAAACCTCTGGGCTTCTTTCATATCTGATGCCAAGATGGGCCGGTGCGACTCACCTGATCTTTCAATGATTTGTGCTTTTACTAATTACGTAGTATAGTTATAATCATAAGAAGTTAGGACAACAAGGAGGACGTTATGAAGGAACTCAGCAGGACCGCAGTAAGGGCGATACTCGATATACTCAAGGACGGTCACGAGCGGGACACACCACTTGGCTGCATGTGGGTACGTGGACGACATGCCTACGTCGCCAACCGCTATGAGATAGTCAGATATAGGCTTGATATCCCTGAGCGCGCGCTTCAGCTTGAGACCGAGATGCAGTGCATCGACTATACGGCCCTTGAGCGCTGGTACAAGCTGGCAGGGGCTCGGGATGCGCTTGACCTCTCGAATACCGATCTGTGGAGCGTGTCCACCCCGGCGATTCAGAAGCCCAGCGTCATCAACATGGTGGAACAGATTCGGCGCATATTCACCGAGACGGTGAATGGCGAGGGACCGGTGGAAAGCCTTATGAGGATAAGCCCCACAAGGCTCATGACCGTGTCAAAGGCCCTAGGGATAGACAAGAATGATGGCGTGTGCCTCACTCGGAGCAAGGCGCGAATATCGAACGGCCCGGACATGCTCATCGTTCGAGGCGTCGAGGCAGCTGATCAGGATCCTGACACGGCGGTGTTTGCTAGTGTGCTGCCGAAATAGAAGCCATGGAAATTCCGCAGCCGCGCTAACACCACTGCGGCTGCTTGATGTCCTGCTTGACTGTGGCATTCTAGTCAGTCACAGGAAGCACTGAGAGGAGGATCGCTATGAGGAGTGATACTGAGCGCGTGCTGTACATCGTCGCCATCGTCGTCAGCCTGCTGTGCGGGGCGTACATCGGGCATGAGAACACGCTTGACTACCTCCATGCCCAGCCCCAGCAGGAGCAGTGCACGACCACTGAGCGCTAGGGGCGTGGGCGGGGTATCATTGACTCTGTAACGACTGAGACGGAGCGTGATATGGATGTAGAGGCACAGGCACGGGCCGCGCTGGCGACCGGGCTGAGCGCTGCCTCTGTCGGCGGGGATGACAGCTGGATAACGGCCGATCAGCCCAACGCCGAGCAGTTCTGGGGCGAGCTGAGGCAGGTGCAGTCAATGATCGGCCTCACCGACTCCGAGGTGCGGTACATCCTGCTCAGGGCGGACGGCATGGGGTCTGGTGATGCCATGGAGACCGCGCTGCATGACGTGAGTGGCCTCCGTGCTCTGCTTGAGATGGACCCGGCCACCGTGCGCCGCGTCTACCGTACGCGGGCCGCTCGGCTCGAGCGTGAGCCTAGCGCGCTGCGTCTGCTGGCATGGCTCAACACTCGGGGCGCTGAGCTCGGCATAGTCGACCGGTCACGGTGGCAGTGGTCCCTTGACGCCAGCGACAACACCCTGCGCGGCGTGATAGATGAGGTGCAGCATAGACTTGAGATGTCTCGCCAGACTGGGCGTGAGGTACCCAGTGCCCTAGCGCAGGCAGCTATCCGTGCAGTGCATGAGCTCAACACCACGCATGGCATAGGTGCCACGGACTCTGACGGAACTGCAGGCGCAGTGATCATTGACGGCGCTGCGGGACTGGAGGACTGACCTATGGTGCCGAAGATCAATCTTCCGGACGTGGTTGGGCGCGGGTACGGAACGTTCTGGCGCAGCACGCAGCGATATCAGGCGGTCAAGGGCAGTCGTGGAAGCAAGAAGAGCACCACCGCCGCCATGAAGATGATCTGGAGCATCATGCGTCAGCCACTGAGCAACGGACTCGTGGTGCGGCGCTACTACTCCTCACTCAAGGACTCGTGCTTCGCACAGCTGATATGGGCGACCAACCGCTTGGGTGTCGCTCACCTTTGGCGCTACACTCGTAGCCCACTACAGATGTGGTATATTCCCACTGGTCAGACGATACTCTTCCGTGGCATGGATGATCCGCAGTCCGTCACGTCAATAACCGTGCAGCATGGGTACCTCAATCTGGTGTGGGGAGAAGAATTCTACCAGGTCACCGATGAGGAGAGCTTCAACAAGCTGGACATGTCCATCCGTGGAGACATGCCAGACGGCTATCACAAGCAGATCATGCTCACGTTCAATCCATGGAATGAGCACCACTGGCTGAAGCGACGGTTCTTCGATGAGGCTGATCCTGATGTGCTGGCGCTGACCACGGACTACCGATGCAACGAGTGGCTTGGCAAGGATGACCGCGCCCTATTTGAGAAGATGCGCGTGAGGTGGCCTCGCCGCTATCAGGTAGAGGGTCTAGGCGACTGGGGCGTGAGCGAGGGCCTCATCTACACCGACTGGGAGTCCAGGCACGTCGACCGCGACTACCTGCTACACAGCCTGTACAATGGCGAGCCGCGCGTGCGGGCCCTGTACGGCATGGACTTCGGCTTCGCGCAGGATCCCACGGCAGCTGTTGAGGTGCTGGCTGATACGAAGAATGACGTCCTCTACGTGACTGATGAGATCTACGAGCACGGCCTGACCAATGAGGCCATAGCGCGTGCCATACGTGACCACGGCTGGGCTAGTAGGCGCATCACCGCCGATAGCGCTGAGCCTCGCACCATAGATGAGCTGTACCGCCTAGGCATTGAGCGCATAGTCGGTGCTGCCAAGGGACCGGACAGCATACGCGCCGGCATACAGCGACTTCAGGACTATCACATGGTTATCGACCCGCGCTGCGTCAATGTCATCCGTGAGCTGAGCAACTATCAGTGGAAGACCGACCGCTATGACGGACACCTGCTGCCGAAGCCTCTTGAGAACGGCTTTGACCACGCCATGGACGCCATGCGCTATGCCACTGAGACGCTCACCGGCCCGACGTTCAGCTTCAGTGAGGAGCGGCGCAGCAATGGCAACGGCTTTGAGTTCGTATGATTCCGTGGGCATCGCGCGGTATCATTGCTAGTGACACGGTAGCGCGCCATATGCGGTGCGAAAGGTAGGAGATTACATGCTCATCAATCTAGGGATGCTGCTGGGGGACCTACAGCAGGACGGCGTCTTCACGCAGCGGCAGGACATGGCCGATGATACGTCGGAGGTGATCTTCGGAGCGGACTTCGTTCAATGGGTGATCGGCCGCTGGAGCGAAGACCCACGACTACGTGAGATGCTTCAGGGCCAGTCCTACTATGAGAATGACAACGACATCCACCGGCGCAAGCGCGCAATCTACGGCTACACCGGTGAGGAGGAGACGCCGAGCTGGCTGACCAACAACCGCATAGCGCACCCGTTCCTACGCAAGCTAGTCCGTCAGAAGATCGGCTACCTGCTCGGGCATCCGGTGCAGTGGAACACTGATGACGCCACGCTGAAGAAGCGTCTTGAAGACTACATTGACAAGGACTTCCAGAGAGTGCTGCGCGCGGTGGCGACCAATGCCGTGGTGCAGGGGATCGGCTGGCTGCAAGCCTACTATGATGACGCCGGCAGGCTGCAGTTCAAGCGGATACCGGGTAGCGAGGTCATTCCGTTCTGGGCTGACAATGACCACACGCAGCTCAGTGCCGTGATCCGCGTGTATGAGACGGCGCTCTGGCAGAGCGGGGACGTCATGCAGGAGGAGCACGCCGAGCTCTACACCACCGACGGCGTGATGCACTACGTCAAGGGCGTGCATGACGACACATGGACCGTGGACTCCGACCAGCCCGTGACGCCTAACTTCGTGACTAAGGACGCCGAGGGCAATGAGCAGGGCCGCGTGTGGGACCGCATTCCCTTCATCCCCATCAAGTACAATCCTGAGGAGCAGCCGCTTCTGCACTACATCAAGGACATTCTTGACGACTATGACCGCCGCGTGTCTGACATGTCCAACGCCTTGCAGGATGAGCCGGACAAGGTCAAGATCGTCAAGAACTATGACGGCACCGACAAGCGGGCGTTCGTGCGCAATCTGGCGGAGCTGCACACTGCATTCGTTCGAGCGGACGGCGGCATGGACACCGTTGACACCTCCATCAGCGGTGACGCGGCGACTCAGCACATGGACCGGCTACGGCGTGATCTGTATGAGGCGGCGAGCGGCGTAGACACGCAGACCAAGGAGCTGGGTGATGCCAGCGGCGTGGCGCTGCGCTTCATATACAGCGATCTTGACCTTGACTGCCAGATATTCGGCGGTGAGCTGAGCTGGGCGCTTGACCGGTGCCTGTGGTTCATCCTGCAGGACCTCGGCATTCCTGAGGACACCAATGTGGACTGGCACTACACCACCAGCACCATCATCAACGAGTCCGAGCGCATCACCAACATCAAGAATAGTCAGGGGCTACTGAGTGACCGCACGCTGATAGCGGCGCACCCACTGGTCACCAACGTAGACGATGAGCTGAAGCAGATAAAGGATGAGGACGAAGCCAAGGCCGAGTCCATCAATGAGCTGTACAGCTTCAATCCTGATCAGCAGGTGCAGATCTCTCAGCAGCAGGGGCCTGACACCGTGACGCAGACGCTGAGCAGTGCCGGACAGAAGCTGGCTCAGGCTAGTCAGGCCGCAGCCAACGAGCAGAACCGACAGGGTGCTGTGGCCGCAGCCAATACGGCGAAACAGGAGTAGCGCATGACCGTGCCGTATGTGACTCCGGGAGCTGATTACTGGCATCAGCGTGCCCTACGTGAGGACGCCGTGATGGATCAGCTGGCCACGCAGGCTGAGCAGAACCTCGTGGGAGTCATGCATGAGCTGAATGCTGGAATGCAGGCAGCTGTTGACCGATTCATCGTCCAGTATCTAGCGGGTAATACAGAGGTAGCCTACAGTGATCTCGCGAAGACGCTACAGCCATCGGAGCTGAAGGCGTTCAAGAGAGCTATCAATGAGCTGAGCACATCGGATATCCCTCAGACTCAGGCTGCGAACAGAATAGCTAGAGCAGCAAGGAGAGTGAACAGAATAGATGCGCTTACTAGTGAGCTCAGTCAGTGGCTCAATGTAGCTGCCGGTAGGACTGCTGCAGAGGTGCAGAATGCTCTAGGCAACGTCTACGATGCTGAGAGCACGCTCAGAGCGGGTGCAATTCGTGGCGCAGGCGTCAGGGTCAGTCTTAACTCGAATAGTGCCTACCAACTGAAGGCAGTTGCCAATCAGAGATTTCTCAGTGAGAGCTTCAGTGATAGAATATGGAGCAATAAGGATGCACTGCTTCAGCAGCTTGCTCGTAATCTACCACAGATGTTCATTGCCGGGGCTGACAATGGTCGTATAGTCAGTGAGATCAGACGTGTTACTGGAGTAAGTCAGAGTGCCGCCAGTAGAATTGTGAGGACTGAGGGTGCTAGGGTGGCTACTCAGGCAGATAGTGATCTATATGCCAGTAGTAAGACAAGGTACTACATCTATATGGCTACGATTGATAGCCGTACAAGTCAGATCTGCTCTGAGATGAATGGTCGTAGGCTTGAGGTCAGTAAGATGGAATCAGGAATCACCGCTCCTCCGCTGCATCCCAACTGTCGAAGCACCACTGTTCCAGACGTTGACACTACTGACATTGATGATATCACTGTTCTTGAGGCAGAGGAGGCTGTAGCCAAGAAGTATGGCGGTATAGCTCGACCTCGCAATGCTCAGGGGGTCATCGTTGTTGACACACCTGATGCAATATCTAAAAGACTACGATCTGCTAGAGCTTCAAAGGAATGACATAGGGGTATAATGATGAGTTGTAAGGCAAATCGTGTCGCAACACGGTAACTGCGTAAGCCAAGAGAAGGAATGAACATGGACATAACCAAGGAAGCGCTGACGGCGATCGGTCTTTCAGATGATCAGGCCGACAAGGTAGTGCAGGCACACGCTGACAGCATCAACGGCAAATTCATTCCGAAGTCTCGGTTTGACGAGGTGAATGAGCAGCTCAAGGACGTCAGGGGACAGGTAGCTGAGCGAGACACTCAGATTGCCGGACTCAAGAGGTTTCAGGGCAGTGCTGACGAGCTCAAGGCTAAGGTCACTGCACTTCAGGAGGCAAATACCAAGGCCTCTGAGGAGTATGCATCCAAGCTTGCCTCTGTGCAGAAGACCTATGCGGTGCGCAGCGCCATCGGCACTGACGCACAGGACCCTGACCTGCTGCTGAAGCTGATTGATATGGATAGCGTTTCCATCACCGGTGAGGGCAAGGCGATTGGGGTCAGTGAGCAGATTGACACGCTTCGCAAGGATCGCCCCTATCTCTTCAAGACCAAGGCAGCTGATGGTGCTGCTGGCACCGATGGAGCCGACGGAGCAGGCAAGGGCGGCGTGCGAGGCTTCAGGCCACCGGAGAGCGCCATAACCGCTGCTGCAGGAAGCAAGCAGTTTGACGCCGAGAAGTTCGGCTCCAAGCTCGCTGAGGCGCGTAATGGCGGAATGGCAGCATCGAAGGCAGCAAGTGACTACTACTTCCACGACGGAGTAGCGCCTACCGCCGCGCATACAGGCACCGAAAAGTAGGCGATCATGATAAGCGAGACGCTGTATGAGCAGGATCGCACGATTCTGCAGTTTCCGGATGGAGCGCGCGCCTATGCGCACACGTTCAGTGCCACTGAGGACGCATCCGTGGTGGTCACTGATCCAGTGACCGGTGCCCGGACGATTCCGGCTGGCACCATCTACCCGGCCAATGACGCCACGGCCACGGGAGTGGTGCTCAAGACGGTGGACGTCACCAGCGGTAGCGCGTCAGGCGCATTGCTTTTCGTGGGCGATGTGCGCGCCGCACGTCTGCCTGAGGACCCGACTGATGACGCCAAGCGTGCGCTCCCACGTATCACGTGGTTCCCAGAGGTCAGCTACCCGACGCAGGGCGGCGGAAATAGCACCGCAGTAGCCGCCGCCATTGCGGCGCTTGCACCTGTGTCCGTGGCTGATGCCACTGACGCGACTACCGCAGCAGAACTGGCAAACGCCAACAAAACTGCGGTCAACGCCATCATCGCCGCTCTCAAGGCATAGCGGCAGCGCTATACTTGTAATCGTAGCGGCAACACAACAAAGATAAGGGGCCGACAATGGCTGGATATTACGAAAAAGAATACGCGACCAAGGGCAGCGT